AGAACGTATAGATATTATAAAATCTGATAATGATTTTTATGTAAAATTAATCACTGAATTGCAAAATAAATTTATAACTGAAAATGATATAAATGGAAAAACAATTTCAGATACTATAATGAGGGAATTTAATTGAGTATTAAATGGGTGGTTGCTCAGCCTTTATGTGGTGGAATGGCTTTAGGATTTGAAAAAGCATTAGGCGTTCCACCACTAGCAATTATTTCAGCTGGGTTTAAAAATGATTAGCATTATATTAATTACATGAATAATATTCGTAAACTGGATATTCCTGTGATTAATATGGATGTTTAGTATACAAAATTTTTAGATGAAAAATCTGAAGAAATTTATAATAAATTAGTTGATGAAGGAATTGATGTTTTGATTCATGTTGCTGTTTGCGCTGGTTTATAGATGTTAAATGCGCAATCATCAGGCTCTAAAAAACGTGGTGATCCTAATAATGATCAGAATCAAAACATGTATAATTTAACTCAACTAGGATTTAACACAAGAGCAAAAGTTGTATGTTTTGAAAATGCTCCTGCCGCATATACATTAACTGGAGAAGGCGTTGTAGAACGTTTAAAGGAAATTTCATCTAAAAATAATTATTCTATTCAGCTAGTAAAAACAAATACATTATTGCATGGAATACCGCAGTCTAGACAACGAACATTCATTATGTTCTATCGTGATACAAATCCAGGGTTATTTGAATATGAAAGTAAAGAATTTAAAGAACTTGCTGAATATTTAGATTTAATTCCTAAAGATAGCGTCCATCATGATCAAAATATAGGATGGGGCGGGACAAATGATCCTTTTTATCAATTTATTCTTGATTATACTAATTAGTCTAAATTCTCTGATGCAATTGAAAAAATTGTTCCACAAGGAACAAAGAAAACATCATGGACTGCATTGCAACTAACTGAAAAAGTTGGATTTGATAAAGCAGTTGAATATTTTACAGAAAAACAAAATGATAACTATGTTAGAATATAGAATCATTGTTTAAACAAAGTTTAGCAAGGATTAGGATATTGGGATTCAACTCCATATTTACCAAACAAAGGTAAATTTACAAATGCAATTATCGGAAAAAACTGTGGCAAAACGATTCATCCTACAGAAGAACGTTGTTTAACAATTCGTGAATTATTATGGTTAATGGGTCATCCTCATGATTTTGAGTTATTGAACCCAAAAAGTCAATGGTAGCATATAACACAGAATGTTCCTGTTTCAACTGCTAGATACATCGGCGAACAAATTAAAAAATATTTAGAAAATAAATTAGAATTATCAAGTTAGAATTTTGTAAAACAAGATAATATTAAACAGAGACTTGATTTCCCAAAGAAACAAGAACCTTCTAAAATCAACTTAAAGAATATTATTGGAGAAATTTAATGAAACTAAGTAAAGAAACTCGTGAAATTTTATAGAATTTTGCACAAATTAATCCATAGATTAAAATTGATGCTGGTTCACTATTAATGACTAAATCTATTAACAACACTGTATATGCTGAATCTGAAATTAAAGAAACATTTACAGAAGAATGGTGTATTTATTCATTATCTGCATTCTTACGTGTTTTATCATTAATCGGTGAAGATGCTGAAATTACATCAGATGGCGAAGTATTGACTATTGTTGGTAATGGAACTGAAGTTACTTATCATCTTTCAGATTCATCTATTATTGCATATCCAGCAAAACGTCCACAATTGCCGGCTGCAAATGTGATTTTTGAATTAACAAATGATCAATTAAGTCAAATCACAAAAGCTTCACAAGCGCTTGGTTTAGATACATTATCTATTACTACAAAAAATGGTAAATTAATCCTTAAAGCATTTGAAACTAAATCTAAAAATAGTAATGCTTTTGCCATCGAAATCCAAGACTATGATGGTGATAATAAATTTGATTTTCAATTAGATATCAAAACAATGAACTTTATGAAAAGTGATTATATTGTTCAAATTGCAGCTGCCGGTGTAATCCGTTTTGAATCTAAAGATCAAGAAGATAAACATTCTTATATTCTTGCGTTACAAGAAACAAGTTCTCACGATTTTGAACTATGAAACATGTAATTGGATTATTATATATCATTTTAAGTACTTCGTTGATTTTTGGAACGTGGTTAGGATTAACTGCAGTGTTTGCAATGAAGTTATATTTACTACTAATGTAAGTTAATTTTTCTCGAAGGGGTAATAAAATATATTATCCCTTTTATTTTATGAGGACTAAAATGATTTTACTTACCTTTATTACTAAATCTATTGACTGGATTTTAAATGTCATTATTAAACTTGGTGTAATTGCATTTATGATCTTAGGAATTTTATATTTAACACAGGTGATCTAATGAAAAAAATTGACTTAAACGAACATCTCTGGATTCAACGATATCGTCCACAAACGGTTGAAGATTTAATTGCTCCAGAACGTGTTAAAAAAATCTTTAATGCGATTATTCAATCCGGCAGAATCCCTAATTTATTGTTGGTGTCTAAGCAGCCGGGTACAGGTAAAACAAGCTTCGCTAAAGCATTAGTTAATGATCTTAATGTAGATTATATGTTTTTAAACGGTTCTGAAATTGGTATTGATTCATTTAGAAATGAAATCCCCCAATTCGCAGCAACAAAATCTATTGATGGAAAACATAAAGTCATTATTATTGATGAGTTTGACCGTGGGAATGCTGTTGATAAACAAAAAATTCTAAGACCATTAATGGAACAATTTTCAAAATCATGTTCATTCATTATTACCGCAAATGATGCTGAAAATATTATTAACCCAATTAAGTCTAGATGTGAAACGATTGAATTTGCGGATCTTGTTGATGAAACAGAAAAACAAGATGTTATTAAACAAATTTTCAAAAGAATTGTTTTTATTTTAAAGAATGAAAATGTTCAAGTTACAGATGCACAAATCATTCGTGAATTAGTAAATAAATTCTTCCCAGATATCAGACAACTTATCGGTTCTTTACAAAAATTTGGTAGATCTGGTGTAATCGATAGCTCTATTTTATCTGCTGTGCAAAATGATTCTATTGAAGGTGTTATTGAAGCACTAAAAAGTAAAAAATTTAATGAACTAAAAGTATATGCTCAAAAATATGCTTTAAATTATCCAGATTTTTTACGTGAGCTTCAAGAAACACTATATAAAGAAATTCAACCAGCAAGTATTCCAGATTTATTAACAATTATTGGCGATAGTAATCGTCAGTATAATTTAGTCGCGGATCTTCAAATTGAATTAACTTATATGTTAGCACAATTGATGTTAACTTTATCATTTAAGTGAGTTTTGTATGCTAGATAAACTAATGGGTGGAAATAATATTTCCATAAGTCAAGAAGAACCTGAAGAAAAACACAAAAAATCTAGCTATTCCTTATTTGATTATATTAATAAAATTTCAAGTTCATATGACAGAATAAAAGTTGAAAATAATTATTCTGAGTTTATGGTAAATAGATTATTATCTCAAAATGTAGATTGTATTCTTGCAACAGGTTTTGCTAATAGAACTAAATTTTTAGATAAACAATCACATTTTGATTTTTTACAAAGAAGTATTACAACAAAAACGAAAAGATATTCAAAAAAGGTAGATAATAGTTTATCTGAACTTGAAGATATTTTGTTAGCAATTTTGTTATCAAAGAAATGGGAATGTTCTGTTAGAGAAGCAATAATTAATTTATCATTTAGTTCAAAAGATGAAAAAATTAATTATATTAGAAAATATCAAAGGATTTTAGATGAGTTTTTTGAGTTTAATAGTTCTTACTATCTTACTCCTTATAATAAAGAACAAATTAAAACGGCAATTGAAAATTTAAAAGGTTATTAATATGTTATACCAAAAAATTAAAACAGATCAATTAGAAGCAAGAAAACTTCGAAAAGAAATTGACACTAAAGTTCTAACGATGCTTTTATCAGAAGCAGATTCTATTCAGCTTCAAAAATTACCAGAAGACAAGCAAGAATCTGCTATGATGGATATTATTTTACGTTATGAAAAGAATCTGCTAAAAAATATCGATTCATTTTCTAGTAACAAGGTATTTGTTCAAGAACTAAACGATGAACTTGAAGTTATTAAGAAATATTTGCCGGTTAAATTATCAAAAGAAGATATCACTGAAATTTTTTCTAGTGATAATTATAAATCATTTGGTGAACTTATGAAATATTTGTCTAGCTATCATAAAGGACAATATGATGCTAAATTAGTACGTGAAGTATGGGAAGAATTTCATGGTAAATAAATTACTTAAAGATTTACGTTCTACAACTAAATCATCTGAAAAGATTAAATTATTAAAAGAATTTAAAGATCAAGAATTACTTAAGAAAATTTTGGCTTATACCTATGATAATGTGACTTATACTTATGGTATTAAAAAAAGTCCAGAAACGGCTGACGTTTTTGGCTTAGACGCTGAAAGATTACCATGTTCTAATTTGATTTCTTTACTTGACAGATTAGTTGACCGTACTTATACAGGAAATGCTGCAATTGAATACGTTTCTTATATTATGAGCTCAGCTAAAATTTCAGGTTATAGTGATCTTATGAAATGTATTTTGTCACGCGATTTAAATGCAGGTGTAAATGAAGGTTTAGTAGAAAAGATTTTCCCGGGAATTATTAAAAAACCAAAAGTAATGCTTGTGTCTGCATTTGACCAAAAGAAAATTGATAAAAATATCAGATTCCCAGCTATTGCCCAATTAAAAGTAGATGGTGCTAGAGCAATTTTAATTAAAGAAAATCAAGATATTAAAATTCTGACAAGATCCGGTAATGAATATCTTGGATTGGATCATATTAAAAATGTATTAAAAAATATTTCTGGTAATTTTGTATTAGACGGAGAAATCATTTATAATCCATCAGAAAATAAATGTCAAAATTCACTTTCTACATCGCCAGAAGAACGTCAATTATCTAATGGTATAGTTAATAAATCTATTCAAGGAACAATCCTTCCAGAAGAGTCTAAACATCTTCAATATGTTGTGTGGGATTTTATTGAATTAGATGAATATCAAAAAGAATCAAATGCAACAATGTATTTTGAGCGTTTTAATAAACTTGATGATGTAATTGATAATTTTAATATTATTAAAGTGGATAATTATATCGTTAAGTCATTACAAGAAACAAAAGATTTATACCAAAAATATCGTGCAGCTGGGTATGAAGGAATTATCTTAAAAAACCAGTTTATGCGATGGGTTAATAAACGATCCCAAGATGCATTTAAATTTAAAGATGAATTTGATGTTGATTTAAAAATTGTTGGATATGAATTACACTCAAAACAACCTAATAAAATTGGTGCATTGTTAGTTGAATCTGATGATGGTTTAATTAAAGTATCAGTTGGTTCTGGGTTTAAGGATTCAAATACTGATGATTTAATGGACCGTAGCGGAGCTTATAAAGCCGCGATGAATAATGAGTTAATTGGTAAAATTGTTACTGTAAAATGTAATAGTATTATTAAATCAAAAGATAAAGAAGAATACTCATTATTCTTGCCTAGAATTACATGCTTCCGATTTGATAAAACCGACACTAATTTGTTATCTGACTTTAAGGATTAAAAATGAATTCCGCATTTATTCCAGTATTACATAAACAGGCTATTGAATCGTTACTTAAAGTAATTAATTTAGATTCAAAGATTAAAATTAAACGATCTGATAAAAATGAAATTTTCGTATTGTATGAAGATGAAGTTTGGTTAATTGATTTGATTTCGAAAGGTATTAATTATTATAAGTATAATCATCCATCTATTTCAGTTTGGGTTCCTTATGAAAATATTATTCAATTCTGTAATGAACCCGGTTTTGATATTAAATTATATGATGAATTTTTGAAATAATAAAAGGGTAGATTTCTACCCTTTATTTAGCACGACCTAAAATTCTAGCAGACTACGTACATTGTGCTTCAAGTGTTTCGCTATTTATTTTCTAAATATCAGAATCTTTATACCAAATGTATGTTACCTGGCCTGAATATATATTATCTAAGTTATAAATCGGGCACTAATACATTTTTTTAACATTCTGATTAAGATAGTTTTTAATTAATAGTGCCCGATCTTGAGGATCACCTTCATAATTTCTCCCAGTAATATGCTCAACATATTCTTTCTACTATTTATTAATAGGTACTGTTTTTAACTATTCTGGTGTAGTGTTTTCTGGTAGTACCCCTTCATATTCAACAACATTTGCGAAATTATTTTTTCCTAATGGGTGATATTCATAAACTAAAACAATATCCGGCTTGATAACCTAATACTAAATTTGAACTTGTTCTTTTGCTGTCGCTGGATATTCTTCAACTCTTTTTTTGTGTATATTCTCTACTACATTCTCAAGTCTAGATTCTCTCCACACTGAAACTAATGCATCTTGTTGATTATACAAAAACACCTAAAGAATTAATACAAAAACAGATCCAACTCTTACGAAAAAATTCTATTTATTTGTAGTCTAGAAAAAATCGAGAAATTGCTATAAAATCTAAGTGTTAGCATTTTCCATTTTAATTCTATTTTACCTATTTTCTATGCCCACGATATTCGCAACTATGCTCTAGTATCTGATAGCCTATAATTAATAATTGAATTAGAATTGGCCATATCGGTAATGAGCTTAATAATACTAAATATAATGTCATATATTATTCTCCTTAAATTTATTTATCTTTAGAAAGTACGCTCCTCAAGATTTAATGCTGTTATCTAATCTCTTCTGAACTATGCAATCTATAATTCCTTAAAGATTGGCATTACAATAGTTCCTGAAACTTGCTATTCCTATGTAAAACTAATTGTAGGAGTAAATGTAAAATCAGTTTTTTCTAAACAGATAATACCTCTTTTCTATTCGTTAGAATGATTTACCTAAATTTCAGATAACTACTGATCTATTTTAGCCAACAAATCTTTAGTTTGTTGTGCTGAATATTTTCTTAAGCCATACGGATAAACAAATCCATAATAGAATCTATAATCTTGATTGGTAATATCAGATTCATCAAGTAAAATCTATTGATTTTTAATAACATCAATCCCGTCTAATGTTCTTGTTTTCTGCTAACACTAAACCTATAACTTAATATTCTAATTATTCTTTGTGTTAATCCATACGCCAAATATATATGACTAATGTGAATTTACGTTTACCTAAGGTAATGTAATCTGGTGTTGTCTATTCGTCTATTTAATAACTGTTCTTAAAGAATTGCTATCAATAATTTCATTAAAAATTTTAATAGGTTCTTCTACAACAACCGGTAACTATTTACCTTTATATAAATTCATTTGTGAATTATATTCTTGTTTATATTCCTCAAAATTTCTAGGATTAAAACCAATTGACTCATTATACTAATTTGTCTGAATACCTGCTTCCGAGATAGCCGTTAAAAAATCATTATTTTTATAATTATCATCCGTTGATTGATGATTAAATTTTCCATTCTATTCAAATAACTGTAGATTTCTTATTTCTAAATCTCCCGGGACTGTTAATGCGTTTTTACATTGCATTATTACTCTAACTTTTCTAGACTATTTGTTTACTAGCTAATATAGTTCTATATCCTAAAAAGTATAAGCAGATTTCATTTGACAATCATGGGAATTTAAAACTGTATTTTGTTCGTTTAGATACTGAATTGTAAAAATCTAGTCCGGGTGACCAGATAATACATTCATATTCTTTTTAATCATTCCAGATAAATGAAGAAATTTTGCATCAGGCGTTGGGAACTCGCAAATAATTTCTTGCTCTTTTCTAGTCTAAAAATTAACTTTATCATCTGGGATTAAATTTTTTCCAAAATCAGACTAACCTATATCATTTTTTGTATTTAGCAATAATTCCAGATCAAATGTATTTTGAATAAAGCTGCACTACTGAGCAACAAATTTTCTTTTATGAATTATTCCGCAAAATCCAAAATATGGGTTCATTTCTGAATTTACTGGATAAAACTAATTCTACCCTAAACTTACCAAGTAATCATATAATTCTTGCGTAATCTGATATGATTCGTCTTTTTTCTTTTCGTAATAAAGACAAAGAATATAATTATCATCATTTAAATCATTAATTACACGATTAAAATTTTGAAAAAATGTATTCTAGTTAATTTTAAAATCATATGAATTCTATTGATTATTCTATAAGTTAATTTTTGTTGCATAAAGAAAACCTGCGTTCCCGTAAAATTCTATTAAAGGTAAAGAATCTACATATTCTCCATTTTTAAAATCTTTTATAATAGTAGAGAATTTTTGTTCATTTTTCTGAATATAAATTTTCTTTTTATAACCGGAGTTCTCGGTTATTTTACCTTGAACTCCGATTTGTGATATTTGAAATAATGTTTTCATTATACAGCTTCTTCCTAAGTATCAGCCCAAACAAATTTCACTGTTTTATTTGCGTAGTCCGGAATTAATCGAATATTCCCGATTTGAAGATATTCTTTAATTCTAAGGTTTTTATACGACTAACCAACAGTATCTGCTTTTTGGTCAACGATAGCTTTTAAATCTGCAAATACTTTCATCTAAGGTGCTAATTGCTCAGATGAATCATCTAATTCATTCTATAATTTAATAACACCAAATTGAGTAATATTTGCTTGTGGAACATTTTTAAGTCTTTGATAATCAATTTTAGCTGACTAATCAATAACTTCTGTATTCCCAACTTTCACCGCAGATTTAAATGTAGCAACATCTTGATTAGTAAAACTTAAAACATCTTGGTTATTATGTTTAATCTAAAAACCGTTGTTATTAATTAAATCCCAATTTTGATTATTAAGATTTGTTTTAACAGCAGCATTACCAACAGTTACAGAACCATTTTTTCTAACAGTTAATTCGCCTGTCATTGTATGGCCATCAGATTTAACAAAGTAATCATCGAACTAACGGTTTTTAAATGTCATTGTATTTGTAACATTTAAATTTTGTGTATTTACATTTGTCGTATCTGTTGTTGTGGTTTTGAATTCACCGTTTTTGGTTAATTCAGCTTTTTTCTGTCCATTTATATCAAAGATAAATTTGTCAGCATTTTCGATATTATTATCAAATGTAAAATTAGTTCCATTTTGATAAATTAATCCACCTGTTTTATCTTTAATAACATCTGTAGTTAATGCAGTTTCTGTATTAGCAATAGGATTTAAAAATAATGCACCGACTCTAGTTTGTTTATTAACTGTAAGTTTAGCAGTACTTGTTGTATCAACATCAGATCTTAAAAACTGTGTAGAATCTAAATTATCAAGTTTATCCTAGTCAAATGCTTTACCTTTTAATGGTAAATAATTTTGTAAAGTATAATTAAGTTTTCTTGGTGTGATAATATATTGGTCAGAATAATCTTGATATGATTTAGTCTATCCAACTGTTTGATTACCTACCCAAGCTTCTTGAATATTTGCAACTTTACCAACCCCACGATTTTCTTCTGTTGCTTGTGCATTTGCTGAAACTCTGGTCCATCTTGTTAGTTTTGCTGGAGTAATAAATTGCTCAGCATTTAATGTTCCTGCATCAACTTCTTGGTTAGTCGCGATTCTTGCGATACCCTCAAGATCTTCTTTTGCTCTACGTCCATTTAATTTTTTAGGAGTAATATATAACAAATCAGATGCTTGACTTGTTCTAACATTTGATTCATCTTGGGTAGCAGTTCTTAAAGTACCTCTTTGAGTTTCGGAAGATTCTCTGATGTTAAATGTAACTTTATCCCAAATATTACCGGAATGTTCAATACCAGAATTCGTTTGTGTAATAAAATGGTCATATTTATTATATGCTTTAAATTTTTTCGGTGTTAGAATTTTAGTATCTAATTCACCTTGGTCTACATCATTTTGTGTTGCTATAAATGCAATACCAGATAAATCTTCTGTTGCTTCGCGTTCAGCTAATGCTTTTGGAGTAATAAACACTTCAGAGTGTAATGAATCATTTATATTTTTCTTATGTTCATTATCTGCTCTATTAACCATTCTAGCAACACCGGTTCTATTTTCAAGAGCTGTTCTGTTCGCTAATTTTTTAGGTGTAATAATTACAGAATCCTAAGCGTTTTCTTTTGCTTCGTTTGCTTCTGATTGTGTACTGATATATGCAACCCCTTTAGAAGTTTCTGTAGCTTGCGCTTGCGATAATGATTTTGGCGTAATGATATCAATATTATTTGTTAGATGTTTATATACACCAGTGCCCTCTGTAGATCTGCTAGATGCACTTTTTGGATTATTTGTATTAACCAATAAGGCAACACCTGAAAGTGTTTCTGTAGCTCGTCTATGATCTAATTTCTTAGGTGTGATAATATGGGTATCGTTATTATTATCTTTTACTTCAGTATTAGTAGTGATTTCAGCTAAACCACGAATCTCTTCAGTTGCTTGACGGTTATTCAACTATTTAGGAGTAACGATTACATCATGTAAATGATTTCCAGAAGTCGGTAGATTTACTTCATCTAATGTAGCTATTCTCTAAATACCGCGTCTTGTTTCTGTCTATGTTTTATTTGCTAACGTTTTCGGAGTAATAATTTGGTCATCGCGTGGATTATTTTCATGATTTTTATTTACTTCGTTTTGATCAGCTAAACTTGCAATGCCAGGTCTTGCTCTTGCGGTCTCATCAACATGTTCAACTCTTGTCTAAAAATCCTATACATACCATTTATTATCTTCAAGATACGTTAATTGAACTAAAGTACCTTGACCATTATTTGGTAATACGAATCTATTAGTTAACCCAGGAGTGCCTTTTGTTAATTGAGAATATTTTCTATTATAATATTGATTAATATCCCCGACGATTTTGTGATTACCTGTTGGTATAATAGTTACTTGATACTGATAACCAGTTGCATTTGTTAATGTAATCTCATCGCCTAGCTATGCATTATCAGGTAATGTAATTTCGATATTCTATGCAGGTTGTAAATGTAATTTCTCAAATGCTTTTGTTTTATAATTCTAAGAGATTTTTTTCCATGAATTAGTTACTTCGAACACCGGGTGCCAATTATTATCAGATTTCTTAAAGATAAATGTAGTAACACCTGGTTTATCTAACATATAAAAACCAGTTTTATTATTGATTTTATATGTATTATTAAAGCAATGAATTTTTAATGGATTCTATCCTAAATTTTGATGCTCGTCGATAATAGTAATTCTTTCGTTGTTATTTGCAAAAATCGGGAATTTGATTTCATGATTTTTCTCTAAAGAGTTCACCGCAACCGTTTGATTTACACCAACTTGGATCACTTCGTTTTGGTTAAATCTTGGTGTACTTTTGACTCCATCTTGTGTAGATTCAGAAATAAATCTAAAAATTCTCCAATATTTTTGATTTGCATCCCATACAAACATATTCATCTCACCCGGAACTGTCGGGCTGAATTCTGAAGTACCATTCTATAACTAGAATTTTCTTGTATGAACCGTTAATTTATTATATGGTAATGCATTGAAATTATCTTTAATCCATACGGCGTCACCATGTGTTGGATCTGTTGGTAAAATAATGGATCTCTACGCAAAACGAACATCATATAAAATTTGTGAACCAGCTTCTGGTGAAAGTTCAAATGTACTTTGATGATTAAAACTTTGCCATAATGTATCTACACGAATTTCATTCCAATCTTGTAAAGCAAAATTGCCAGCAGGTTTAGTTATTTTTCTTGCTGCTGAATATAATTTTCTTTTATACGAAATGATAAAATGTTCATCATATCCGCGGGTAGGATCGTATTCCTGGACTGTGTTGTTGTCAATAAAATATTGGATATTTACGCCATCAGTTAATTCTGTGGGCATACCAACATTAATGATTTTTTCTCCAGCCTAATCTAAACCGTATGTAGCTCTTAGCTGTTTTTTGATGGTCATTTATATATCCTGTTAAAGTTAAAATTTATACGTATAATTTTAAAATTATTTATTATTATTTTAGTTAGGTAAAAAATAAAAATGCACCCATTTAAGAAACAAAATATTTTAGAAAGTCAACTTGGAAGTAATGACAATAAGTTATTAATTGATTTTAGTCAATTAGTTATTACTGCTGTTACTGGGTCTTTTAAGACAGAACAAGAACAATCTGAGTTAACTAAATTTCAAGTAAAAGCTGTAGTATTAGGTTCATTAAAAGATGTTCTTAAAAAATATAAACAGAAATACCCTAATGTGATTATCTGTTGCGATAATGCGTCTATTCCGTATTATAAAAGAACTATTTCTCCATTTTATAAAGCGCATCGTTCAAAAAGCCGTGAAGATTCTAAATTAAATTGGGAAATGATTTTCTCTGCTTCAAAAGAACTTATTCAAGACTTAAAGGAAAATTTTTGTTATCAAGTAATTGATATTCCCGGTTTAGAAGCAGATGATATTATTGGTTACCTTGCGACAAAAGGAAATGCTGGTGAATACCATTCAATGATCGTTAGTTCTGATGGCGATTTTACACAATTACATTCTAAATATACAAAGCAATATTCGTTTATTCATGGTAAACAAATTGAGCCAAAAACAACTGCATTTGGTGATATGATTACAAAAATTATAAAGGGAGATAAAAAAGACTCTGTATCACCAGTTAAATGTCCTTCTGATTTTTATTATAATCAAAACATGGGGCAATCTGAATTAAATGAACAAAAACGAGCTCCTAGTATTAAACAATCGGAATTAGATCTTTATATTAAAGCAGGTTCAATTCCAGAAGTTGCGAAATTACTATCAACAGATCTATATGAAAGATTAAATGAAAATGTTAAATTAATTGATTTATCAAATATCCATAAAGAGCAAGCTGATAAAATTGAAAATGAATTATTAGTTATTCCGAAGGGAAATAAATCTAAAATGTATCAGTACTTATTAAGTAATAAGTTAACTAAACTATTAGAATCTATTCAAGAATTTTAATTTAAATACAACAAAGGAACAATAAAATGGCTAGAACAAAAAAAGAAAAAGTTGAATTCAATGTATCTGTACACGGCGAAGATTTAAAGAAAATGCTTGAAGAAGCTGTTGAAATTAAATCTAAAGTTCAGTTATATGCTGATTCTATTAAAGATATTCGTACACGTGCAAAAGAAGAATTAGGTTTAGAACCTAAAAAATTCAATGCTTTACTAAAATTAATGTTCAATCAATCGAAGGATGAATTCGAAGCCGAAACTGATGAGTTGATTGACTTATATGACCAAGTTAACAATGCGTGAAAAGAAAGAAATAATTTAGCAAACACTTAAAGAACAAAATTCTTTGGAAATTGAAAAATTAGCAAAAGATAATCAATAGACATTGCTTGAGGCCATTATTGATTGGCTTGAAGATAAAGATATTGATTATCATGATTTTCAAGATCAAGTTTCTGAAGTTTTGATTAACAGATTAAAAATGGAATCGGTTAAACTTAATGTTATTAAAGATGATTCATCCAACAGAGCATCCGATTTACATAAACTCTTTTTAGAGCTATAAACTATATTTGATATTAGTAAACGCTTTTAAGAAAGGTTATGATCCAGTAAAATATTCGTGGAAAATTCGGGTCTAGCAAAATTCATTTGAAAAAAGAAAAGACAAGTATTTTTTCGAAAAGATTTAGAAGAGTTTTGATATCTTTGAGCAACAAAAAATTTTTATGGTGAATCTATTAGCAAATCAAGATCAATGGATTGGCGATATGTTAAACCAAGATTCTATTATGTTTTACCGTAAATATATGAGCCGATTTAATGACTTAAGTATTCTGTTTAAAGAGGATTTACAAAACTTAATTTTATTTTGTAAATCTAAAGGCAGAATGTTTAAGAGCTTGTTTTTGATAGAAGACAATAAAGAACCGATGATATTTAAATTGCTACAGAATGATTCCATTTAGTATGAAACATTTATACTATTAGATTCATATTTTAATATCATAGAGATGTTAGATGAATCCAAGAATTTCATTTGGGATTAGTATTCTGTTAGAATTAAAGCATATAAAAATTTATTTGTTATAGATAAACTTGAAGTTATTAAAATTCTTAAAGAATCATTAAAGTTATATTAGTAATTTATTTGATATAATTTTAATTCGTCCGAGGTGTTGCGGGCTCTGTGTACAACATCAAAAATAGTATAATATAATATGAGAAAATAAAAATGGCTACATTTAAACGTGCAAATCCTTCCGCTCTTCAAGAGCAACTTGAAAAATTAACACAAAAAAATTCATTTGATTCAAATAAAGAACATGAATGGACTTTATCAACTGACCCAGCAACTGGTAACGGTCAAGCAATTATCCGTTTTTTGCCAGCAAATCCAAACATCGCCGACTCTGTTCCTTTTGCAAAACTTTATTCCCATGGCTTTAAAATGGCCAACGGAAAATGGTTTATTGAAAATTGTCCAAGCACAATTGGATTACCTTGCCCTATTTGTGAACATAATGGTTCTTTATGGAATTCTGGTATTGAGCAAGATAAAGAAGTTGCTAAAAAACAAAAACGTAAAATCCGTTATTATGCAAATATTCTTGTTGTGAAAGATCCAACAAATCCAGAAAACACCGGCAAAGTACGTGTGTTTAGCTTTGGCCAAAAAATTATGGATAAAATTATTGCTCAAGCAGCGGGTGACGCTGAATTAGGAACACCGGGCCAAGATGTAACATGTGTATTCACTGGTAGTAATTTCGTTCTTAAAGCCAAGAAAGTGGCAGGATTCGCAAATTACGACGATTCGAAGTTCCTCCCGGCGTCTGAAATTGAAAATATTAATGATGAAGCTTATGCAAATGAATTAATTGCTCAAATGTATAACATCATGGATTATATTTCTCCTGACAAATTTAAATCTGCTGAAGAATTAACTGCAAAATTCCAATCAAAAACAAATGGCACAGTGAAATCAGCTGCAGCTGAATTAGAAGAAAGTATTTCTGGTAATTCTAGTTTTGATGCTGCAATGACCGAATATGAATCTAAATCAACATCGGGTAGCACTGATACAGTGTCTGACGATGAATTAGAAGCCTTATTAAACGGTTAATATAAAATAAAAGTTTATTAATTTAAGCTATGTAATATTATATTTTAAATGTTACATAGCTTTTATTTTATGAGGTGAAAATGATTATAGTAGGGTTATTCATAAGTATTTTATTATTAATTTTAAATGAAGCTGGCGTTTTAGTATTATCTTCATTTTATATCTGGCTTCCGTTATATTGTGGCATTGGTATTTTTATCGTAAATCTAATTGCTGCGATCTATGTTGCTATTTTACTTAATAACGAAAAAATTAAAGTTAAGGGGTTAAACAAATGGCGTTAATTCAATAGGTGTTTTAGTTACATCGTTATGGCGATGAATTTGTGTTTGGAAAAAAAGGTAATCACCAAATGCTTTGGAGAAATAAAAATGATCTCCAAGAATTTAAAAAAACTACAATTGGTTCTGATGATTTTGAAAAATCTATTATTGTAATGGGTTCAAATACTTTTAAATCATTCCCAAACAAATTACCAGAACGTCTTAATTACGTATTAAGCACAAAGGAATTAAAAATCAAAGCTCAAAATGGCGATGAGCCTGATATGGTAATTCAGTCAATTGATGATTTTAAAGAATTAATGTTAAATCTACCAGAGAACAGTTTAGTATCTATCATCGGTGGGTTTAGTTTAATTAAGGAATTAATAGATAATCAATTTCATTTTCATGACCATCGCGACCATGAGCACACAGAAGAATGTGTTGAATGTAATCATTCTAGGGCCCAAAATGATTATGAAATTCAAGATCTATATATTACCATCTTTGAAACTGAATTTAACACCACGGGTGATTTAATCACGGTTAGCCCTGCCGATTTACAAGAACTCGTTAAAGATTATCAGTTACTTGAAATTAAAAACATCGACCAAAATGTTAACTTATATCATTATGTTAAGAGAGATTTATGAAACAATATAAAGAATTAGTAAAAACCGTTTTAGATTTTGGTGAATTAAAATAGAACAGAACCGGTGTAGATACACTTGATTCATTTGGCCATACAATTAAATTCGATCTAAGAAAAGGATTTCCATTAGGTACTTTAAGAAAAATGCCATGGAGATCTATTGTGTCTGAGTTACTATGGTTTATTAAAGGTTCTACAAATGTAAATGAATTAAGAAAAATTCAACATGGTGAAAATAGTAATAAACGAACTATTTGGGATGATAATTATGAACACCAAGCAGTTGAATTAGGTTATCAAAATGGTGAACTTGGCCCAATTTATGGTGGCCAATGGAGAAAAAAATATCTAAAAGATAATCAAGAAATTTCTAGAGCTGTATTAACAGATCCATTAAAAGAAGCGATTGATTTAATTAAAAATGATCCTTATTCGCGTAGAATTATTGTTAATTCATGGCAAGTAAATGATTTACGTAAAATGGCATTACCCCCTTGTCATTATTCATTCCAATTTAATATATCGGCTGATGGTAAATATTTAGATCTGATGTGGACACAACGTTCAACAGATGTTGGTTGTGGATTATATTATAATGTAGCTTCCTACGGGTTGTTGTTATCAATTATTGCTAAAATTACAAATAAAGAACCTAGATATTTAATTGGTTCATTAGGTTCTGTTCATATTTACAAAAATCATATTGAACAATTTAATGAATTATTAAAACGCGATACTTTAGAATTACCAACACTAAAAATCGCGAATCATATTAAAACATTAGAAGATATTGAAAAATCTATTCCAGACGATTATGAAATTGAAAATTATAATTGTCACCCAACGATGAAATTTGAAATGGTGGTATAATGAGAAATTTATTTGAACCTAGACTTGCATTTAAACCTTATGAATACCCAGAATTACTTGGGTTTAAAGATGCAATTAGAAAAAGCTACTGGGTACATAGTGAGTACAACTATACTCCAGACATCCAGGATTATAAAGTTAATTTAAATCAAGAAGAACGCGAAGTTATTCGCAGATGTATGTTAGCGATTTCGCAGATTGAAGTTACTGTAAAAAGATTTTGGGCTGACATTTATTATAAATTTCCGAAGCCGGAAGTTGATGCTGTTGGCGTAACATTTGCTGAATCTGAAGTTCGTCATGCAGATGCTTACAGTTCTATTTTAGAATTACTTGGTATCAATGATGACTTCTCTAAAATTCATGAAATTCCTGCATTAATTGGTCGTGTAAATTATATGCAAAAATTCATGAAAGATAAAAATTTAGATGACCAACATTTCGTGTTATCAATTATTCTTTTTAGCATGTTTATTGAACATATTTCATTATTCAGTCAATTTGTGATTATGATGAGCTTCAATAAATATAGAAACCAATTTAAAGGATTATCTAACGCAATTCAAGCAACTGCTAAAGAAGAAGAAATTCACGGTAATTTTGGTGTAGAAATTTTCAAAATTTTACATATCGAAAATCGTGAATTATTTACTGATGAATTTTATTCTGATTTATTAGAATTATCAAAAGATGCATTTAAAGCTGAAATGGATATCATTGACTGGATTTATGAAACCACTGATTTATCCTTTATGCCAAAAGATTCAGTTAAAGAATACGTGAAATCTAGATACAATAAATCTTTAACAACGTTAGGGGTAAATTTCGAATACCCAATAAATAAAGAATTATTAAAACCTACTGAGTTTTTTGATGTGGAAGTGCTAGCACCCGTTGAACACGATTTTTTCAACAAGCGATCTGTTGATTATACAAAACGTGGTGCGGATTCAGAAGTAGATGATGATTGGTTTAATTAAGGAATAACTATGACAAGACAATATGAGCCATTTTATTGGTTGAACAATGATTAGAAAAGATTTTTAGAAAAAGGATATTTAGTAAACGGACAAACCGCCAAAGAGCGGTTTAAATTCATCGCAGATACTGCAGAAAAACGTTTAGGTATTTCTGGATTCTCAGAAAAATTTTATGACTATTTCTAGAGAGGTTGGTTTAGCTTAGCTTCTCCGATTCTTGCAAATTATGGATTAGACCGTGGTTTACCTATTAGCTGTTTTGGTTCTTATATCGGTGATTCCGTTGAAGAAATTATGGACACTGCTTCAGAAGTTGGTGTTATGAATAAAGTAGGTGGTGGGGCATCTGGTTATTTTGGTCATATCAGACCAAGAGGATCTGTTATTAAAGACAACGGAACATCAGATGGCACATTTAACTTTGCAAAATTATATGATACTATTATTAATGTAATTTCTCAAGGAACTACACGTCGCGGGCAATTTGCTGGTTATATTGATGTAGAACATGCTGATATTGATGAATGGCTTGATATTCAATCGGATGAAAATCCAATTCAAGTAATGTATTATGGTGTTTGTATTGGTCGTAAGTGGCTAGAAGAAATGAAAGCTGGAGACCAACAGAAACGCAAAATCTGGGGTAAAATCATTAAACGTAGATGCGAAACTGGTATTCCATATTTGTTTTTTCGCGATAATGTAAATGAAAATAAACCAGATGTATATATTGATAAAAGCTTACAAATTTATCATTAGAATTTATGTGCCGAAATAGCTTTGAATAACAATAACTTAGAATCGTTCGTGTGTTGTTTGTCATCAATGAATTTATTACATTATGATGAATGGAAAGACACTGATGCTCCAAAAGTATTAACTTACTTTTTAGATTCAGTAATGACTGAATTTATTAATAAAGCTAAAAAATATAAACACCTAGAAAGAGCTGTTCGTTTTGCTAAAAATCAAAGAGCGATTGGTATTGGTGTTTTAGGCTGGCATAGTTATTTGCAATCCAAAATGATTCCGTTTGAATCTCAAGAAGCATTTAGATTAAATGATGAAATCTTTTCTTTATTACAAGAAAAAACTCTAGAAGCATCTAAAGAACTTGCTGAATTATTTGGTGAACCTGAATTGATTAAAGGATATGGCAGACGTAATGCTACATTAATGGCTTTAGCACCAACTAAATCAAGTTCAGCAATTCTTGGTCAAGTATCACCATCAATTGAGCCGTTTAAGGCAAATTATTTTGTAAAAGATTTAGCAAAAACTAAATAGATTTATAAAAATCCATATCTTGAGGAATTACTAGAAAGTAAAGGAATTAATACTTCAGAAATTTGGGAATCAATTTTGTTATATGGCGGATCTGTTCAACATTTGTCTCAATTATCGCAAGATGAAAAGAATGTGTTTAAAACATTTGTTGAAATTAACCAACTAAAAATTATTCAACAAGCAGCTCAACGTCAAGCTTATATTGACCAAAGTCAATCACTTAATCTAATGTTCACTGAAGAAACTTCTAGAGGTGAAATTAGTAAACTGACATTACTTGCTGAAGAACTTGGCGTAAAAACATTATATTATCAATTTAATGTGAATGCTGCTCAGGAATTTTCTAGAAAGCTTAAACAAAGAGATCTAGAGGATTGTCAAAGTTGTTCTGCATAATCCATAGGACTGATTTAATCAGTCCTTCTAAAGGTGTTAGAAATGAATTTAGAAGATTTAAAGAAAGAATTAGAAACTTACGGAAACATCCGTAAGACAAATAATAACATTGAAGTAAAAGTTCATATTCTTAATAAGAAAAATGAAGATTATTGGAATATTATGATTAACGATATGGCTGAAGATATTTCAGTTAGATGGCATGTTAAAGTATCGGAATTGCCGTTTGAAGAAATGGTTGAAAAATATTTTGATAAGTTAACTAAATGGTTTGAAAAGAATACTGATATCCATCACATTTTACATCAGATGGCATTACTTCAAGAAAGATTACAGTATGCATGAAAATAAAGGTCCTTAATTGGACCTTTTCTTTAGATTTTAATTATGGTTTCTCAATAGAAATGATAAATCTTTGGTAAAAATTTGAATCACCATAATGAGAATCTTTATCATTATCTAAATCGTCAAATGACTTATATTCTTTAAACGATTTATCATTGGTGTTGTGGACCTTAACTATATATCCTTTTTCAAATGCTTGTTGAATTAAGTTATCCCATAAACCTTCGCCTTCTTTAGACTGTTGCGAATCTGAAATAACTGCGTTATATTTTTTGAATAAAATATCCCAAAATACTTTTTTAGCAAAACCGACGGTAGCACCGGTTCTATTAACTTTATTTCTCCATACCAGGCATTGTCTAAATGGTGTTTTTGAAATATTTTTGAAACCTGGAAATTCTTTATAGTGAACAAAGTAATAAATTATTCTATCTTTATATAGAAAGTAATAATTACCGTTAGAAGTTGTTAAAGAATAAAATCCAACATCCCTAGATTCAACTGATAACAACTTTGCTTTTTCGATATTATTTAGAATATCTTCTTGATATTCTTTAACATATCCATAGCTTAACTGAATTCTTTGTGGAGTCATTTCGTTTAGTAACTCTGATAAACCTCTCATAAATTATCCTTATAAAAAATCCTCATTTGGATTATCTCATATAATAACATAACCAAATGAGGATGTAAACCATTTTATAAAATTATCTAAAAAATAATCAGAAAAAATATAAAGAAAGCAATAACACTAATAATGTTATTACGAACTATTTTATTTTGTTCTGTTTTAGATAACGAATCAAATTCTTGATCGTTGTATTCAGGCGGAACAATTTTATGGTGGTAATGATATTCTGAATCATTATATTCTTCCTTTAATTCTATATCTTCTGTTACTTCTGGGTTATATTTATTATCGCCGTTATCGTCATCTAGAAGCTCATTAGAATCATTTTCAATTAAATCTGAATTATCCTATTGCTATTCATTGTCTAGTGTTTCTAGCTCTTCTTGCTCATTATTTTTACACATATTTACCTCGGTATATTCTAGATAAATTAAAAGGAGCCATAAGCTCCTTTATTATATTTATCCTTTCTTGAATAAGATCCTTTTCCTTTCTTTGGTTTCTCTATGCGTTGTCTGAATAAAGAATCGGTTACCAAAGCCTTAACCATAGATTCATTAATTTTGCCTTTATTGTGTTTATATTCCATTTCTTGCAGTCCTCACCGAGAAGTTTAAACGTGCCACAATTGTCTATAATCATAATTACATCCTTTGAATAATCAATTTCTTGGTTCGTTGCATTTTTAATAACTTCTAAACCAAATCGTATCATATAATCTAAAGGATACTCTTTTTCATAATTAATAAAATAATTATATTTAACCCCCATTAGCCAATATGCAAATAACTTCAGTACGAATCATTTTTATTCCTCCACTAAAATATAACCATTTCCATCAATTTTAATTTTATAATGCGAGTTTAAGTAATCTTCTAATGGAAATTGTTCTTCAAGACCAACCCAGATACCATTACTCATTTGAACACATTTAGACGCGATAGTATATTTTACGCCATCGATAGTTTTAACCTGGATTTCATCCCCTTTATGTTTTCCCAAGTAACAAAAGAATTACCTGGCCCATAGATATCATCTTGTGCATCGATAAACATTTCACGGTTTGGGTGACGAATAAATTTTGAGTTACGCATAATAAAAATCCTCATTTGTTGTTTTGATGTAGCTATAATACCAAAACAGAAAGATGATGTAAATAGATTTTTGAAAATTTTTAAGATTTTTATGAAATTCTTTTGAATTCTTTAATCCATTCAGCAGACTTTGGTAGGCCAACAGATAAAATAGTATGCTTATGAACAATAGAATCCGCGAATTTACTAAGTTCTTCAAAAGTCTTAAATGATTTCGTTAGTGTTTGTGATAAACCTAGACTTGACGAGTTCATCTGATATGTAATACTGTATAATGTATCTTTGACAAATTCATCATAGTTCAATTTAACCTTTTCATAGATTTCAATAACTTGATCAAATTGTAATGAACTAACGAATTCTTTGAAGTCATGAACATTAGTAAACTCTTGAGTATCTATACCAATAACTGCGCTAGCATCAACTGTTTTAACAATTGCTGGTTTTCTGTACTTAACAACATATTCTTTTTGAGACATAAGGGCTCCTTATAAATTTACTAATAAAATAAACCCAGCAACACACAAGCCAAGTACAACAAACCCTATGATAGATAAAATAACATCTGCAATTTTCGATAACATAAATCCTCCAATTAATTACGTTTAGCTTTTGCTGGGATTAATTGATAACCTTCTAAATAGTATTCTTTAACACTCATTATATCATAACGTGTTAATAATTTATTCCAACGATAAGCAGTTACTGTAACATATTTGTTATCTTTAGTAACCTGTGCGATAAAGGTAGTAAATAATCTTAATTCACGGGCAGTAATTTTGATACGTGATTCTGGAATGTTTTGTTTTTCTTTATATAAACGGTGAACTTGGCATTCTTTGTTGAAAAATAATACTTCTGTAGACATAATAAAAATCCTCATTTGTTATTTGATATGGTTATAATACCAAATACAAATGAGGATGTAAATAGTTAAAAGAAAAAATTTATGAATTTATTTTTACTATTTACAACTTTATGACCAATAAAACCCAATACACCACAGAAAGTAAGCATTGTTAAAATTGATGCTGCATTAGGGGGAAAACATTAAAAATCCTTGAGCAATAAATCCAACTGAAACAGAAATACACATTGAGATAAAAATCACAATAACCAAAAGTGCTAATAACTTCAAAACATCTTTAGTCATTTTTAAATTCTCCTTCCATCGGAATAATCTGGCCAAACGTATCATGGATATAAAAACAGGATTTTGTTAATGCGTATAGAATTGCATCTTTATATTCACCATAGAAAATAGAAATCATATTTGAGATATCGGTTGATGAATCATTTCCACTGAAAATCAGCCAAAAACATTTCCTATTCAATTCGTAAATATCAGGATGATATCGTTTAAGAAATTCAATCGCAAGATAGCCATTTCTTGCATCTCTTAATTGGTCTACTTGTTTCTGATGAAATTCTGCTAATTCTAACGATGGATGGAAATATCCATCGGTTGTTTTAAAAACTTGCTGAACTTTACTCATAAATTAATCCTTAGGAATTGGTGGTAATTTTTTCCATTCTTTGTCATTTGATTTTACATAAACAGATCCATCATCGCATAAAGCTGTAATGATATGTTCACCCCAGGTTTCTTCCGTGTCTGGTGATAATGCTGTTGAAATTTGAATGATTTTCTTTTCACTAAATCTAGAAATTACTTTAATGATAATTGGGTCATCATCTAACAACGGATTTCCAAAATAGTCATATTGTTTAAGATTTCCATCAACATTAACTACAAATGGATGGTATGGAAAATTCTTCCCAGCTACAGCAACAATTTTACCAGTTTTACCATCGTGGAACCAAACAGTGTCTCCAACATTCTTTACTCCAATTTCAAAGGCAGGTGGAATCATCGCCTTTCCAATATTTACTTGCATAATTAATTTCCTTTACGTAGCATTTCAATAACAAATGGATCTAAATCACCATCTAAAACAGAGGATGGATTTTTCGATTCATAACCAGTTCTTAAATCTTTAACTCTAGAATCATCTAATACATAACTTCTAATTTGCGATCCCCAACCATTTTCTAATTTACTATTTTCAATTTCTGATTTAACTTCATTTTGTTTTTGAAGCTCTAATTGATATAACTTGGATTTCAATTGTTCCCAAGCAGATGCTCTATTTGAATGCTGAGACCGTTCGGATTGACAAGTAACAACAATACCGGTTGGGATATGTGTTAATCTAATAGCGGAATCAGTTTTATTAATATGCTGACCACCCGCACCAGATGCTCTAAATGTATCTTCACGTACATCAGATTTATTAATTTCAATATTAATTGAATTATCTACTTCCGGGTAAACAAATACCGCTGCAAATGATGTATGGCGTTTATTATTTGAATCAAATGGAGATTTACGAACTAAACGATGCACACCTGATTCAAATTTACACCAACCGTAAGCAAGTTTACCGGTTACTTTTAGTGTAGCTGATTTAATACCGGCAACATCACCTTTAGTATAATCTAATAATTCAGTTTCAAATCCTTTTTGTGATAACCATCTGGTATACATTCTCAAAAGCATTTGAGCCCAATCGTTTGATTCAGTGCCGCCAGAGCCTGCTTGAATATCAATATAGCAATTTAGAAAATCTGTTTCAGAAGAAAACATTTTTTGGAATTCTATTTCATTTAGTTCTTTAATGACTTCATCTAAAATATCTTGATGTTCATCATCATCAGACATTAGCAATTCAATAGAATCTTTAATATTTTCTAATTTACTAATTTCAGAATTTAACGATTCTTGTTCCTTTGATTTTTGAATAGCTTTTACTTGATTATTCCAAAATGATGGAATACTCATTTCTAAATTCAATTCTTCAAGATCAAGCTTTTTCTGATTGATGTCAAAGATACCTCCAAGCATCTTCGAGTTTTTCTTTTGATTCAATCAGCAATCGTTTGTATAGCTCATTCATTAAAATATTTCTCCATTTCATCTATTGCTTTTAACAGTAACTCTTGATAACGAGTTACTTGAAAATTATCTGGATCTTTGAATTTTAAAATACCATATTCAAGAGCTTTTTTAACTGCCTTTAATTTAACATTTTCAACAAAGCCATTACAAGTTACATCTTTTGTAAACATTAATACTTTCAATAAGAAACTATTGCATGATTCTAACGTAAAATCATACTTAAAACTTTCTCTAAATAGCTTAACATTTTGTTTAAGTTCTGATAAATCTAAATTCATAGTATATCCTTACTCTTTTGATTGTTCTAAAACATGTTCAATAGCAGCATCAATGTCGTAGCCATCATAGATGTCATGCTCGGTGCGGATACAACCATCGATAGCCTCTGTATCGTCGAGCTCTACAATAGCAAAAACCCATTCAGTGTCTGGTTCGAAGCTGCAAAGATAAACGGTTAATCGATCGTAATCGCCACGGATGCGTATCCCATCATACGTTGATGGGATAGTAATAAATTCCCTATTTAATTTTACTTGTTGGGTGTTTACGATTGGAGCGTCGATTTTAGTATATTTCATTTTTGTTTCCTTGTTATTTGTTGAATTTATGAATTAATAATACACTAATTATTTTCTGTTGTAAATAGTTTTCTTAAAATTTTTAATTAATTTAGAAAATGTTTCCAATTACCGGAAACAATATTTAAAATTAATGGTTTCTTTTTGAAATCAATGATTGCTTGGTAATCTAAAATTTCTGGGCCTAGATGAGAAACTTGACCACAGCATTCTGTTCCGATATAAGCAACATCTTTTCCTTTGAGTTCTTCAGAATATTTCTTTTTGAGCTCTTGGACTTTTTGGCCAACCGCTGATTCAGTGCACTGAATCAAGAATGCTTTACTATATTTTTGGAAATCTTTTTCTTGAAAAGAAACATAGAAAATATATTCCATTTTATACTCCTTATTCAACATACATGGTAGCGAATTCAATAAAATCATCAAATTCATATTCTTTGCCGGTTAATGATACTAATTTATTAGTTTCTTTTTTATAAATTAACTTATAAACTAAACCATCACGATTTACACAAAATAAATCTTCTCCATCAAATAAATCTCTTTGTTGATCTAGCACTTCTTTTGTGCAAAAGTTTAACTGTAGTAATAACATAATAAAAAAATCCTCATTTGTTGTTTGATGTAGCTATAATATCAAGAACAAATGAGGATGTAAATAGATTTTTCAAAAATTTTATTATTTGTAAGAAATAATTTCTACTCGACGATTAGGCGCTAAACAATCAATTAATTCAGATGATTTGAAGTTATCACATTGCACCTGTTTTTCATCTTTACCAAAACCTTTGGTATTAATATCTGCTTTGATACCATTTTGAATTAAAAATTCTTTAACCGATTCAGCGCGAGCAGTTGCTAATTTTACATTGTATTTATCTGAGCCTAACTTATCTGTATAACCAATTACAGTTAAAGATTTAGCATCGGTTAATTGTTTTAGATATTCAACTAAATAAGTTTTGCCTTGCCCAGTTAATTTCGCTGAGTCAAAGCCAAATAAAAAGTCAGCAGATACTTCGTGAATTTGTTTATCTAAACCACAATTTACTGGATTCCAAAAGAATGACTGAGCATTGTGATTTTTATCAAATAAGATTTTGTATTGACAGATTTTATGTTCACCATTTTCTTTGAAATTGAAAACATAATCCCATTCAGATACACCAAATAAACCTTCAGCAAAATGCGGACGACCTAATAAATTATGTAATTGGTCTTTGTTCATACCTTTGCCAGATAACTCAACTGTTGCTAAATTATCTAAATTTGGCCAAGTACCAAATTGTGAACCATCATGATTAAATCCAGATTTTTCAATTTTCGGCCAAACAAGTTCATGGCCATCAGCTAAAGTACCTTCATTTGTAACTTTACTTAAATTACCACAAGCCGCAACTAATGCAACAGATAAACTAATTAATAATGTTTTTAATAATTTCATTTATATTCCTTAATGATTTCTGTTTATAAATGGGGTTTAATAAACCCCAATCAAGTTATTAATAAATTACCATTGGTACATGTAACCAGCGCCTACTGTAGTATCTTTTTGTGTATCAAATGATACAGATACTTTCACAATATGTTTACCGTTATCAGATGAACGACTTGCACCAATTGCTACAGCAGATTGACCATGCTTGTGGCCAATACCGACACCAACACCAGATTTACCAGGTAAGTATACTTGAGGAATGTTTGCCATTGCAGCTACACCTGCAATACCTGCATCAGTACGTTTACGATTTTTACGAACTTCTTTATCTAAAGTATCAATACGTTTATGGGCTAAAGCTGTACTATTTTGAAGTTCTTTAATTTTACGACCTTGAACAGCTTGTTTTAATTTAACACCGTTTAATTGAGAAACATTTACAGCATCATGTAAATCAACACCATCAGAGACATTAGCGACTCGTGTATTGTTTGCATCAATACCATCTTTAGTCACACTTGGGCCATTTTTAATTTCAAGTTTTTCAGCGGTAACAGAATTTACAGTTAAATCTTTAGCAGTTTCAACTTTGTAAACAGATTCGCCGTTTTTACCAGCTTGTTTTGTAACTTTAATATTATCACCTGCTTCAACAACAGTATGACGTTTAGCTTCTTTTTCAACTTCAGTAATTTTAGCTGTATTTGCATCAATTGCTGGTTGATAATCTTTGCTTGAAACTGTATAGATAATTTTGCCATTTGTATCAGTTTCAGATGTAACAGTTGTGTTATCACCAGATTTTACTTCAGGTAATTTTTGCTCAACTGATTTGATGTATTTAGTGTTTTCGGCGATATCTTTTGCATTTTTATCAATCAATTTTTCAGCAGAACGGATATCAGCAGTATTTGTTGTTACTTTAGTTTCAAGTGCATCAATCGCTGGTTGATAATCTTTTGCATTTACTGTATATACAGTTTGACTATTTGCATTTGTAGTTGTATCTACAGTAACATTTTGCCCAGCTTCTACAACAGGAACTTTTACAGCATCGCCGATTTTTGAAGCAACTGCATATAATTGAGAACCATTAATTGCATCTGTAGAAGTAGCAGAAATTTCACCTGCCGCAACATTAACAACTTGACGTTCTTTTCCTTCATCGCCAACAGAAACTGTTGCAATCGGAGTTGTGCCAGCAAAACCTGTATATGTGTTAGAGCCTACTGTTGCTGTAGTTACTGATTTTTCTAACTTAGACACGGAATGTGAACCTAACGCAACCGAGTTATCATGGGTGGTTAAAGATTCGCGGCCCATAGCCATCGAGTTAACACCTTTAGCTTTTGAATCAACTGAAATTGCAACAGAACCATTTGCTAACGCGCTTGAACTATCACCTAATGATGTTGCAAATACACCAGTTGCATTTGTTGATTCGCCAAGTGCAACAGAACTTTTACCAGTCGCATTACTATCATTACCAATTGCAACTGCGGAATCAGCAGTTGCATTTGAACCTGTACCCATTGCTAAAGAAGATTCGCCAGATGCAGTAGCTTTTGAGCCAAAAGCGCTAGCATTTAAACCGCTTGCAACAGATTGATGACCTACAACCGTGGTCTCATTAGCTTGAGCTTTATTATCATAACCAAATGCGCTTGAATTATGGCCTGTAATTAAATTGTAGTGACCCGTCGCAGTTGATTGATCACCCGTGATATTATTGCCACCGCCGTAAGCATGTGTATGATTACCATTCACTTGGTTATTCATGCCGAACGCACTATTTTGTTCGCCGATTAAATGGTTGTTATCTCCACCAGCTTGACTTTGATAACCTCTAATAGAAGAGCCATCACCAAAAATGTTACCATCTTTAGCAGTATCTGCTACAAAGTTTTGACCACCGATTACTGTAGTTGAACCGTCAGTTGCATTTACTATGTTTGATTGACCTACGACTACATGGCCAGGTCCTGCAACTACAGATGGAACTACAGTATTTTTGTAAGTTTCTCGTTCAGTTACAGTACGAGTATCTACAGTTTGACCATCTAGCACTAGGGGATTTTTTAAACTTAGATCTTCAGCCATTACACCAGCTGATACTAATAATGTTGCCATTAAAACAGAAATTTTTTGTTGTTTCATTTAAACTCCTATTAATTAAGAAAAATAAAATCGTTACCACAGAATCTAACCGAGTAACGATTTTTATAATAATATAAAATTTATATGATGTAAACTAATTTTTAAAGATTTTTTACTTTATCTTCAGCATACCCACGGAATGTTTCGAAACCATCTTCTTCAAGATAATCCCAACGATAATCGTAACCGCTCCAGTTATCGACACCAGCACATTCTAATGCTTCTAATTCAGCTTCAGCCGCAAATAACTTAACCAATTCTTCTTCAGTTAATTCAAAACGGCCATTTTCTAATCTTTTCATTTATTTTTATCCTATGAATACATTACCAGAACCATCCGCAACAGTATCTCCACACGCAGTAGAATCGCCGATTTTAATTGCAGATTTCCCATTTATGAACACTGTTGAACTTCCGATTACAACAGAGTCATGACATGATGGCGATGGATCACAATGGGTTAACATTTGATCGCCATCGATTAATGGAGCCTTCCCATTTACAACAACATTCTATACAGTTGCTTTACATGTTGTTGGTGGAAAATTTCCATGTCCTGTAGTGCTTGCGCCATCTAACTAAATTGCAGCCATTAATATAAATCCTCAGAAAACAAGATATCAGAATTAAGTGACCCTGATAAACGAATTACTTGATTTTGTTCTTTCGCAATTTTCATTGCTTCTTCGCGCCCAACAAAACGACCTTTATTTGTCAAGAATCCTTGTTCCCAATCTAATAAAGCATGTTTATACATTTTCTCAAGTTCTTTGATTTGTTTATTCATAAAAGAATCATAGTGTCTTAAACCATATACTTCATGAATAATATAATCGCCGTTCTCTAAAGTGCCATCGCGTTCATCAACGAAAACTTGACAAGCTGAACACACAATTCTTTCTGGGATTTCGTGATATTCACGTTTTTTATTCAAAAGTTTAATAAAATCATTAAACAGTTGTTGACGTTCTTTTTCATCAAGTTTTTCGATTTCGTTTATCAAAGCCATTATAATACCTTTATTCTGGATTAAACTTAATTTTTACTTTACATAACTATGAATTTACAATACCTAAATTAGATTCATAATTAAAAATTTTATTCTATTCAGGTTTTATATTATCAATAAAGAATACCGTAGAAATTCTATCATGAGCAATGATTTTAAACATTTTATCCGGAATATTCATTCCGTTTTTTGTTTTATGAATTTCACAATTATCAAATACAATACCAGAAATCACATACTTAGCATGATAATTAGACTTTCTTAAATCTTTTGCAAATGTTTCCATGTTTTTCCAGGTTGTTCTGTTTAAAACAGGATCTTGTGGAACAATATTTGTCATTAAGTACTATTGACTTACAGTATCATAATCAGAGGTATCAGACTATGCTGCTAGATGACCTTTATCATAACCACTTTTAGCATATTGCTTAGGATTTAATTGATCTTTATAACTAAGTCTAGAATCAAATCTAAAATCATTTGTTCTATGAGCTTTATTTTGTTTAAAATCAGATTCTTCTAATTTTTCAACAACAGCAACTGGAATTTTCCATTCTTTACTAAAGTACTAAATATACTGATCATTGCAAATTTTTACAATATCATCAGACTGTACTTCAACTTTTAACTAAGTTTCAATATCAGGACACTCAACTGCTTTAGCGATTGATGGGCTTGCGGATGTTAATCCTAATAAAATAATCTATAAAAATTTACGCATATTTAAAGTACTCAACACCATCAGCAGTTACTACACGTTCAGCAACTACATCAACACCGGAAAAAATAACTTCTTTAAATTTAAGACCTTGCTTAACTTTTTTAACAACTAATTTTTTAGAGTTATCATTTAAGATGTCAAGGTATTCTTGTTTTGTGATTTTGATCTGTTTCATTTTTGTTTCCTATTTACTAAAATTTAGATCTATATTAATCTATTTAAGATCTGTTGTAAATAGTTTATTCTTTATTTGTTAAATCTTTTTCAACTTTATCGAAAAATAATTCAGTGTATAATTTTTTAGCTTTGATGAAAATAATCACACGATAAATTAATGGAATATATTCAGAATCAATCCCGATACTGTTAGTGTTAAGATCTTTAATACTTAAAAATGATGGCTTAAAATGATTTAGACCGCAAATTTTATACGTTTGATCTTTGTGTACTAAATCGCGAGCATGATTAAAATTGCCAGAAATATAAAAATTCTTTTCGTCTAAATCTTTAACAACATTTTCAAACGTTGCATTTTGGAACAAAAGCCAGCGAATGAATAATGAAATATAATAACTAATTGTTTTCATAA